AGAACAACAAAAAATAACTTTAAACGCACAACAAGCAAACGACCAAGCAGCTAAACAAGCTCAAGAAGACCTTCTATGGTCAGAAGATAATTTAGCTTTTAAAACTGATGATAACTCAGTTGTTACAGAAAGAAATACTAAAGCATTACAAAAAGCATCTAATATATACTTGAATAAGCAAACAGGTCAATTTGAGTCTTGGAACTTAGATGCTAAGAAAGATACTTCCGGAATATCTCAGCAGGAATTTTTAGATAAGTATGAAGGTACAACTGCACAGCAATATGAATACTTTGTTCAAGCAGATGCACAAACGCAACGAACTTATCAAATTATTAATTCTGATATGGGTAGAACCCTAACTCAATGGGGAGTAGATGCAGAAGGCGTATTTAACGTTGGAGCGGCATCAATTGCACAAACTATAGGTATGGTATTCCGGAAAGGTACTGATGATTTAGGTACTACTTTAAGGAATGGAGCTGCTTTATTCTTCCAATCAATTTCTCAAGCTATTTTACAAGGTATGGCGAAAGAAGCTGGTAGTAGTATAATGAAGTGGGCAATGAGTTTATTTGCAAATGGTGGGGTACCTAATGGGGGTTTCAGAGCCTTTGCAAAAGGTGGTACAGTTAGTACCCCTACACTAGGTGTAGTTGGTGAAGGTAAATATCCTGAAGCAATTATTCCAATGGTAGATAGAAAATCTATACCTGTAACTAATAGAGGGGATGGGACTTTAGCAGCACAGCTGCAAAATGGGGAAACTGTTCCTCTAAATATGTCTGATGTTAAAAAGTCTATTGCTGCAGGGGTAAGACCTTATGAAGAAGGCGATGTAATAGATAGTATAGTAGGTTATGGAAAAAATACAGTTAATAATACAGTAGATAAATTCACTAATCCCGAAGACCATCCTTATGGTTGGGGTATGACGTTGCTCACTACTGGTATGAACTTAAATCCTTGGACAGCTCTTGCATTAGGTTTAGCGGCAAACGAATTCGATAGTAGAAATAAAGAAGCCAAGGAAGAGAAAGAAGCTAGAATGGCTGCTAAAGAGGCTGAGAAGTCTTTAACTGCAGAACAATGGATGACCCATGTTGATATGTATGGCATACATGCACCTGTAACTCCGGAAACTGCACAATTAGCTAAAGACGCTGTTGCACGGGATAGAGCTTCTTTAGTAGCTTCTGCAGAAGCAGCTTCTAAAAAGAGTGTAAAATCTTATGCTGTACCTTATAGTGCGCCTGTAAAGGGTACACCAGTAACTGCAGAAATGAGAGCTGAAGAATCTAAAGCTGCTGAAGAAGCAGCTGCTAAATCTAAAGCAGCTGAAGAAGCAGCTGCTAAATCTAAAGCAGCAGCTGAAGCAGAGAATAAAGCAAGAACGGATGCTAAAGCTAAAGCAGATGCTGAATCTAAAGCAGCAGCTAAAGCAACTGGTTTTGCTAATTTTTCTAAAAATAATGTTATGACTCAATTATCTCCTGGAAAAGGCTTTGGATTAAGTTTAGGTTTTGGAGGTAGTAGTATAGGCTTCGGTCCATCTTATGGATCCGACGGATTTACAGGAATGTCTGCAGGATCTTTCTCTGGATCTTATACTAGTGACGGTAATTTCGGTGGAACTATGGCGAGTGGTACAGGTTTCGCAGGAGCTTCAGGAGGTTTTGATTTAGGATCTTTCAATGATGCTGCTTCTTCCTTTAATTCCGGATTTGGAGGTTCAGATGGAGGCTCAGATGGAGGAGCTTCTTCAGATGATGGTGGTGATAATGGAAGTTTTGGTGCTTTTGCTCGTGGAGGTGTTATAAAAGGGTTCCGAAGATTAACAGCACTAGCTAAAGGTGGAATCGTTACTCATCCTACAGCGGCTTTAGTCGGAGAAGCAGGACCAGAAGCAGTAATACCTCTAGATAAATTTAATGGGTCTAAAGGCCCTACTACAAATAATAATAGTATTACTATTAATGTTAATGTAGATGATTCTGGAAGTGCTAAAACTGATGTTCAAAGGACTTCTGGACAGGATGGAATGGATAAAGATACTGCAGAACAACTAGGTTATATGATTTCTCAAGCAGTTCAATCTGAACTAGTTGAACAGCAACGACCTGGAGGACTATTAAGTAGGCATAGATAATGGCAAATTTTAATACAGATATAAATATTACTCCAGATAGGGGATTAAAAGCAGACCAAAAACCTAGAACGTTTATAGCAAGTTATGGTGATGGATACCAGCAGCGAGTAGCTGCTGGTATCAATAATATACCAGAAGAATGGTCTTTAACTTGGAAAAATAGAAGTTATGCAGAGTCTAATAAGATTATTAAATTTTTTGAGGATTTAAATGGTACTAGCGGTTTTGATTGGTATCCTCCAGGCTACGATATAGGTAGTACTACTACAAGTACTGCTACTAAAAAATTAATAGATACTAGTCAGTATTTTACTAAACGTTATCTAAATACTACTGTTACTGATTCTGCAAGTAATACAGCGACAGTTTTAGCTATTGATAGTGGTACTCAGCTATCTTTAAGCTCTGATATAATGGCAAGTGGAGAAACTTATACTATTTATCCTTATAAAAAATTTATTTGTACACAGTGGAATGTAATTGAACCTGTGCAAGGTATAAGAACTATTTCAGCAAAATTTACTAGAGTATTTGAACCGTAGGAGTTAATATATGTCAGATAAAATTTCAAGTGATATAGTCACTCTAGACCCCGGAGCTATTGTTCATTTATTTGAAATGGATTTATCTACAGGTAGTGCTTCTAGTTCAATTGATATATTAAGATGGCACTCTGGAAGTAATGAACAATTACAGGAAATAGTTTGGCAAGGTAATATATATGCTCCTTTTCCAGTTCAAGCTGAAGGTTTTGAATTCTCAGGAGTAGGAGCAATTCCTAGACCTTCATTAACTATAGCTAATATTACTTCTGCTCTTACCTCTTTAATATCTAATTATGATGACTTAGTAGGGGCTAAAGTAACTAGAAAAAGAACCTTTGTTAAATACTTAGATGAGTATTGTTATGTAGGAGGAGCAGCTTTAGCTGGAACTTGTAGTGCAGAATCGGGAGGTTCTCCTTATAGTCAAAGTAAAGCAGATTGTTTAGATTCTAATAAAAATGGATCTGCAGGAACTTGGACAGATTATACTTCAACTTCTTGTAATAGTGCAGGAGGAACCTGGTATGCTAATAGTATTGCAGATGATACGGCACATTTCGTCAATGAAGTATGGTACGTAGATAGAAAAGTTTTAGAAACCCGGACTCATATACAATTTGAATTAACAGCAGCACATGATGTACAAGGAATACAACTTCCAGGACGTTCTATTATTGCTAATACTTGTGTATGGGCATATAAAGGATCCGAATGTGGTTATACTGGAACAAATTATTGGGATATTAGTAATAATTCTGTAACTAATTCTGCAGATGATGTATGTGCTAAAACTTTTACGGCTTGTGAACTTAGATTTCCAGAACCTACCGAAACTCCTTATGGAGGCTTTCCAGGAGCTGGTATTAATATGGGTACGGTGAGATGAATGAAGAAACTCTGGAAAGTTTTAGACAGCATACTATTGAAGAATTCCCTAAAGAAGCTTGTGGATTCGTACTTAATATAAAAGGTAAAGAGAAGTATTACAGAGCTAATAATATAGCTCCTACAGCAGAAGAACACTTTATTATAGATCCCATTAGTTATGCAGATGCTGAAGATACAGGAGATATAGTAGCTATTTGTCATTCTCACCCTAACCAAGGTCCTCAACCTTCCCAGGCAGACCTAGTAGCTTGCGAAACTTCAAAAAAGCCTTGGTATATTCTTAGCTGGAATGGGAATAAATTACATTACTGGGAACCTGATAATTATAAAGCACCTTTATTAGGAAGACAGTTTTCATATGGAGTTCTAGATTGCTGTACTTTAGTAAGAGATTATTATAAAGATGAGTTAGGTATAAATTTTGAGTGTTTTCAAGGTGAAGTAGAATGGTGGGATAAAGGAGAAAATAGATATTTAGATAACTATGAAGAACAAGGTTTTATAGTTGTTAATGATGATATAAAATTATACGATGTATTTTTAATTCAATTAGTCTCTCCAGTTCCTAATCATGCTGCTATTTATATAGGAAATGATAAAATAATACATCATGTTCATGGTAGAATGTCTAATAGAGAGATATACGGAGGCTATTGGAGAAAGCATACTACACATAGGTTAAGGCACATATCATTATGTTAAAAAAAGTAAAATTATATGGTGAATTAGGTAATAGATTCGGAAAAGAATGGGACTTAGATATAAATTCCCCATCTGAAGCTATTAGAGCACTGGATGTAAATTGCCCTAACTTTAGATCCTATATGGTAAATTCCGAAAAAAATAATATAGGTTATAAAGTAATAGTAGGAAAGAGTTATATTGAAAATAAAAATGAATTGTACAATCCTTCTGGTAAACAGGAAATAAAAATAATTCCCGTAATTATTGGAGCCAAAAAATCCGGTCTAGGGATGATAGTATTAGGTGCAGTATTAATTATGGCCCCTTATATGGCCCCTACTTTATTTGGAGGAACTTCAGTTGGTGTAGGTGCTCAATCTGTAGCGGCTTTAACAGGTGGTACAGCTTTTGGAGGCTCTGTAATGACAGGTATGGGAGCTACATTAGCAGGTATGTCTGTTCAACTAGGTATGTCCTTAGTATTGAGTGGAGTAGCTAATTTATTAGCCCCTACTCCAAAAACTACAGAGAGGCCAAAAGATACTCCTAGTTATGGTTTTGATGGGCCAGTTAATACTACAAGACAAGGAGCAGCTATTCCAGTATGTTATGGTCAAATGATTGTAGGAGGAGCTGTAATAAGTTCAGGAATTGAACCAGAGGACTACACTCCATAATGAAACAAGATAATTTAAAGCTTATTAGAGGTGCTGGTGGTGGTAAAGGAGGTGGCGGAGGTCGTCCTGCTGAAGAAGATGAAAATACACTATTTTCCGCTGCTAAAGCCCGAATTATTGATTTAATCTCCGAAGGAGAGATTGTAGGATTATTAGCTGCTGAAAAATCTATTCTTATTAATGAAACTCCTGTACAAGATGATGCTGGAAGTAACAATTGGGAAGATGTGTCGTACGAAACTAGAGTAGGTACTAATTCTCAGGAGTATTTAAAAGGTTTTCCAGGTATAGAATCTGAAGTTCCTGTTAATATAGGAGTAAAGGTAGACGCACCTGGATCACATATAGAAACAATTATTACCTCAAATCTAGATGCTATAAGAGTACTAGTATATACTCCAGCGCTTACTAAACAAGATAAAGATACTGGAGATATGCATGGTTCCGAATTTAATTTTAAATTTTATATTGAAAAAGATAATGATGGTACCTGGGTAGAAGTATTAGATAAAACCTTTAGTGGTAAATGTACAAGTAGATATGAAAAATCTTATAGAATAGATATACCTGCATCTTGGAAATCCTCTAGCTTCTCTCAAATAGCTGTAAAAATGGAAAGAATAACTCCAGACGCAGCAGATACTTCTATTAATAATAAGTGCTTTTGGGGAACTTATACAAAAATTATAGATAATAAATTTAAATATCCAAATAGTGCTCTTATAGGGATTCAAATAGATGCAAGACAATTTACTTCAGTACCTAAAAGAGCCTATGAAATTAAAGGTTTAAAGATAAAAATCCCTAGTAATTATACTCCATATGACCCAGGACATTGCTCTAAATCAGGATATAGAAGACATGATAGATGTACTCAAGCCGGCGGAACTTGGAGCGGGACTGCAATAGGGGCTAATTTATATAGTGGAGCTTGGGATGGAACTTTTATTACGGGTTGGACATGTAATCCTGCTTGGGTTTTCTACGATTTATGTACTGATGATAGATATGGGCTAGGAAAATGGTTATCTGAAGCTCAGATAGATAAATGGTCTTTATATGAAATAGCAAAGTATTGCGATGCAGTAGATAATAGTGGTAATTTTGTAGGTGTAGATGATGGTTGGGGCAATAAAGAAGCTCGATTTACTTGTAATTTATATTTACAAGGTAATCAAGAAGCTTATAAGATTGTACAAGATATAGCTTCAATATTTAGAGCAATGGTTTATTGGCAACAAGGTCAAATTACTGCAGTACAAGACTCTCCTAAAGATCCTATTATGACATTCTCCGATGCTAATGTTATAGGAGGTCAATTCAGTTATGAAGGAAGTTCTAGAAAACAGAGGCATAATGTAGCTCATGTAACTTGGAATAACCCTGAGGATTTTTACAGACAAAATGTAGAATATGTAGAAGATGCTGAAGGTATTACAGCTGCTAATAATCAAATTATTTCTACAGATGTTACAGCTATTGGATGTACCTCTCAAGGACAAGCACGTAGACTAGGAAAATGGATTTTATATACTGAAAAATATGAAACAGAAACAGTAAATTTTTCAACTGGTTTAGAAGGAGCTTTAGTTAGACCTGGAGATATTATAAAAATTGCAGATTCACATAGAGCTGGGGTTCGATATGGTGGTAGGGTTTCTTCTGGTTCAACAACTTCTACTATTAATTTAGATACACCTACTTCTGTAACTTCTGGTAATACTTACACTCTGTCCTTAATCAATACAGAAGAAGCTTGTGTTAGAGATGGAGTTAAACAGTCAGAAACTACTCAAGCTACTTGTTTAAATGCACATGTAGATAATGAGTGGAAACCTTACGTATGGGTAGAAACAAAAGATGTAAATACTGTTTCTACTACAGAGGATGTTTCGTCTTTAACTGTGACTTCGGCTTTTACTAATACTCCCACTCAAGAATACATGTGGATATTAGAAGAGTCAGGGCTTGTAGAGTCTCAAGACTTCAGAGTATTATCACTTAAAGAGAAGGGAGAGAATAAAGTAGAAATTTCTGCTTTAAAGTATCATGAAGCTAAATTTGGTTATATTGAACAAAATTTAGCATTTTCTTCAAAATCTACTAGTAAATTACCTAATCCTTCAGATTCTGTACCTGCACCTTATAACTTAGAAATTATTGAAGAGTTATATTTAGATTCTATGAATAATATTAAAAATAGAGCTACCTTATCTTGGGAAGCTCCTTTAACTACAGGAACTACTTCGACTTATCCATATACAGGCTCTTACTATGTAGAATACAGAAGAAAAAGTCCTAAAATAACAAATTGGATATCATTAGGAGAAACTACTGCTAATAGTATAACTATTAATGATGCACCTGCCGGCACTATAGAATTCAGAGTGAAAACTATAAGAATTTTTTAACTAGGAGAAAGTATGAAACATTCCGCGTATTCTACATACGAAAAAGAAATATATGGAAAAACTACTAGTCCTAGTGATGTTCAAAACTTTCATATTGTAGGTGTAGGTAATAATGCATTACTTTCTTGGGATAGGCCTTCCTCAAATGTAGATTTAGATGTTATTAATGGTGGTTATTATAGGGTTAGATATACATCAGAGCTAACGTCCCCAACTTGGTCGGGAGCGACCAACATCGGGGGTTTAGTCGCAGGTAGTAGTTCAACAACTACTGTACCTTTACTATCAGGAAGTTATTTGATTAAGGCATATGATTCTTCTGGAAATGAATCTGTAAATGCTGTATATGCTAAATCTAACGTAGCTACATTAATGGCTATGAATGCTGTACATACCTGTACAGAAGACACTGGATTTTCAGGAACTCATACTGATACTACATTACAGAGTAACACCTTAAGATTAGCAGAAATATCTGATGCAGATTACGGACTTATATCAACCTCAGTATCTACTAGTTTAGACTATGATGATGCATCAATAGATTTAGCTTCTGAAACTATAGCTGCAGCAGATATGGCCGATTATGGCATTACAGTAGTAGGAGCAAGATTAGTAAAAACTTTAGGTTATTATAATTTTGCCTGTAATAATGTAGATTTGGGACAATCTTACACTAGTAGAGTTTCTGCAGATATTACACTATTTACAACTGATGTAGGAACTACATTTGATTCAGCTTCTGGTTTATTTGATTCAAATAGTGGTAAATTTGATGGTGGTGATGTATCTGATGCAGATGGAGAACTTCAATTAAAAACTACTGCAGATGACCCAGCCAGTCCTTCCGCAGTTTGGAACGGATGGACTCCTTTTAGTGTAGGAGATTATTATGCCAGAGGCTATCAATTTAGAATGAAATTATGGACTGGAGACCCTAATCATAATGTTGTAGTTTCTAAACTTAGAACTACAATTGATATGCCCGATAGAACAGATAGAGAATATGATCTTAGTACTTCAGGGGGTTCTAAAACTGTAATTTTCTCTAATGCTTTCAAAACAAGACCTTCAGTAGGAGTTACGGCACAAGATTTAGAATCAGGAGATTATTGGTCTTTAACAGGTCAGACTAGTACTGGATTTATAGTAACATTTTATAATTCTTCAAATCAACAATATGGCTCAGGTGGTAGACCTGAAAGAACATTTAACTACATAGCAGTAGGTTATTAAGGAACAAATATGGCACAACACGATTATAATATTGCAAATGATTTCTTTCCCCAAGTAAGGACAGATTTAAATAATTCATTTTCATCTCTTGCTTCTAAATGTAGTGGAGCAACGGACCCTGCTTCTGCCGGAAATGCTACTACAGGAGGTACTACTTATGCTTACCAATGGTGGGTTGATACTGGAAGCAATAAATTAAAAATAAGAGATGCTACTAACGCTACCTGGATTACTTTA